ATTAGATGTGATCAATTTACAGATCCAAATACAGGAAAAAATTTATACGTTGAAAGTGTAACTGAAGATCAAAAATATTGGTATGTAAAATTAGCTGGCAATTGGGGACCAGATAATAAACTTCCAGCACCTTTCTTTATTGAAGTTGAAGGTCAACCTTCAGGTACTAAACCTGCAAATACTGAAATTTTTGAAGATCGGATTGTAGAAAAAAATGGAAAAATTATTGATAAAAATACCATTAATCCAGCAAATCAAAAAAGGTATGGTTATGTTCAAGCTATTGTTATTGACATAGCAGAAGAAACAGGCATTTTAACTTTTAAAAAAGCAGGCTCAATATATGTAACTCCTGATGCTGTTTTTGTAACACCTTCTCCTGTGCCATTTGAAACAGGTAGATTTTTAATAACAGGACCTAGATATAGTTGTACTTGTCAAGACTTTACTAGAAGAGATTATGCATTTTTAGAAACAACTGTTAGACAGAGTAATAAAAAATTATTTCCTAGAAATAAAATAGCAAGCGTTAAACCTGGCCGTGTTGATGTTGTTCAAAACAATGGCAATACAGATAACAGAGCAATGACAAAAGCAGATGTTAATAGAGGTTTAAAAATTACATATCCAGGAGGATTTAGTATTGATTATGAAGTTACAAACTTAACTCAAGAAAATAGATTAACACCTAGAGATAATCCCGGTGTATATGTAGACTTTGGTGCTACTTATCTGCGAAGTACAACAGACATATCAATTGCTGGTTCAAGGCCAGAAGGTTATCCAAAATTTGAAGATTATAAAACATCAGTAACAAAAACTGATTCCAGTGTTGTACGTCAAGATGAACTTATAGAATTAACTGATGTTTGGACACCGTTACTAGATGAAATGCGTTATTGCAAACATATTTATGCATTAAAATTTAAAGACTCTTTGTTCCCACCAGAGCCTTCTGATTTTCCAGTAGGTGTAATGAGTATGGTTGAATGGGAACAAAATTTAGTTTTAAAAACTGAAAAAGATGAAATGTCAGCATATAACATGTTGTTAAATCGAAGAGGTTTATCAAAAATGGATGTACCTCCATATAATTGTCAGTCTCCTATGCTATTTCCGATGATGCAAAAAATATTTAATATCGCTACAAATGATATTAAAATTGAAAATTTTACAATGTTTGATAAGAATAACCAAGAATATAGCCCTTAACACATAGTATATACTTATAAGTGAACGCATGACTGTGCTACTGGTGTCTGCGTTGCTAGTCTTTATGCAACTGAAGTTCGCTTTATGGTTTTATGACTCATCACGTTTCTCCTCCTGTTGATCAACGTATTGTTGATGATTATTTTAAACTTTGTAAAAGCAAAAAAAATAATAAATTAGCATGGTTCTACGGCATGTTAGCAACTTTTGGAGTAAAGCCTGATCAATTAAAACAATTCAAATGGAATGAAGACGGAACAATTAATATACCGTCTAGAAAAAAACCTGTTCGTCCTATGCATCCTCAATGGGTTTTCCTGTTTGGTTTAAAAGAAAAACAGCCTTCTAATATAGAAGACTGTTGGAATAATGCATGGCTTTTAATTTATCAAGCTATGGCATGCAAAGAAATTGAATGTAATATTATTGAATTATTAATTGCTTACAAAATACGTAAAGCATTTTATTCACCTAAGCGGCTGATGGAAAAGAAATTTGTTCGTTCGCCTGAGTTTTCTTCCAGTCATTCTTGACAGCATTTTTATTCCAAAGATAACTATCCCTAGAAAAAGTAATTTTATCGAAAGCAGCGTAGTGTGAACCAAGATTAAAAGTACCGTTATCTCTTAGTTTAAAAAGTTCTTTCTTGTCAATTTCAAGTTCTTTTGACATTTGATTGGCAGTGACCCAACCATGTGTTCTTGACATTGGAAAAACTTAGCGCATATATAAACTAAACGTATCAAAATAAAAGTCAACAGTACGTCTAGTTTCTTTTGTTAGATTTAGCACATATTAAAATAAGATAATGGCAGTTAAATACTATGTTCGCAACGGAGCATGATCCCCTTGCACTATTAGTTGAGATAACTCCAAAACTTGCGAAAAAACGATTCAGAGAAGAAATATACAAGTCCTGGAATCATTGTTGTGGATATTGCGGAGAACCAGCAACGTCATTGGACCACATAGTCCCACGTTTTAAATCTGGTTCTAGCAATCGTAACAATTTATTGCCCTCTTGCCAACGCTGTAACTCAAATAAAGGATCTCTTAGCATGATCGAGTGGTATAGCAAACAAAAATTCTTTAGTCAAGAAAAATTAAATAAAATTCAAGAATGGATAGAAAAAGAAGTAATTGATCTTTTTCAGTATACTAGTAATTATATAAATAAAAAAATAGGCGCATAATGGCACAAACACCTTCTATACCTTCTATTTATCGTGAAATTTTAAATTGGTTAAGTGATAACAATAAAATGGGATTAGTTGATCCCTATATGAGTGTAGGTAGTTTTAAATTATTTAATGAAGGTCCGTATACTCAAGAATGGATTAATCAATTACAAGATTTAGCAGAAGAAGCATTAGGTAGGCAATTAAATTCTAATGAAACAATTCAAATACAAGATTATTTTAAACAAAAATATGAGCCTTCAAATTGGAATCAATCTGTACCTTCAGGAGATGAAATAGGTGATGTGTCACCAGAAAATGAAATAGGACAAATTCCAACAGGAGATGAAATAGGTGATGCACCACAAACTGAACCTGGATTTGTGCCTGAACCCGAGCCTGAAACAGATTTAAATACAGAAGGAGATTTACCCCTGGATGAAACTACAATTGAATCAGATAGTACTACTACATTTAATAACATTCCTGCTGAGCTTTCTGCTCAAATGGAAAGATTATATGGCACAGATCCAACGGCTACAGTTACAAGTGAAGGAAAATTAGATCGCTGGGGTAACCCAGCAATGAATGATACAGAGTTAGAAGCCTGGATACAACAATATGTACCTAATTTTACAATGCCAGAAAATTTAAAAATAAGTTATGCAGGACCGCTTATAGAAAATATTAGAAAAAATAAATGGATGATTGACGAAACAAAGTATCCTTATGGAGCAAGTAACGATCTTTATTGGTTAAAAACACACAGAGCAAACGATAAAATTTGGGAAGAAGCAAATAAAAATCTACCTTCTTGGGGTTCAGAATTACCAGTTGATCAAAGAAATACTACAAATGTATTAGCTCCAGATGGACAAGTTTACCGTGGAACACAAGATAATAATGATAAATATTTAATATACAAAGATAAAAATGATGAAAAAATTAAAGCAGTAAAGATGTTTACAAAAAGTAATGATAACGGCCATTACGATTTAGCACAAGCGATTAAAAATGGCCTTGTAACACCAAGAGAAGATATAGAAAATATATATGAAGGGGATCGTCTTTATAGTGCCAAAGATTTTCCTAGATTAAATTCTATGGTAAGAACAAATGATAATCCAAATATTTTAAAGTTTGATGAATCTTTTGTTATTGATCCTGAACGTTTAGCAAGATCAATTGGAAGCAAAGTATCACAAGCTCCAGGATATGAACCTCCAACCGCTATATTAACGCCATATGATATTCAGTTTGCAGAGCATAAGAAAAATATGCAAACTGCAATTGATAATATGCGCAAAGAACAAGACAAAATATTTGGAACAGGAGGGTCAACATATAAAGAAAATCCAGATCATCCTTATTGGGATTTCATAGAACAGTTCCCTGGAGGAGAAATACCTGATGAATTTAAACCTGAATCTGATCCAGATGTTGTTGGAATTTTTTATGGTTATGATAAAGATACTAAAGAAGGATATTTAAAAACTAGAAGTCATAATACTACAACAGTAATTCCTAACACAAGTAGCTTGGCATTCCAGCAAAACGCCGCAATTAAAGAAGTAGAAAGAAGATTATTAAAATTAAAAGAAAAAGCAAAACAAGGTTACGATGTTCAATGGAAAGATATTGATTTTTGGATTTTTGATTTAGACAATCTTGTTTCATCAGCAGGTAACAATTATGTAAATAGTAGTATATTTGACAACTCAGCAAATTATTTTTCAGATCGACAAAAACGAGATATTTTACAAGCAGCACAATTATTTTGGGCTAATGAAATTATTCAACCTAATCAATGGCGAGATGATTTAGAAATTGATCCAATAAAATTTAAAACAGGAGAAGCAGTCGATACAGAATTTGATCCTGTTTTTTATAAAGCTGAATTGGCTTTATATGAACCAGATCAAATTTTTGCTGAATCAGGAAATGATTTATGGGAAGAAGCTTTAGAAACAGGTGATTGGGATACTGTATTTAGATTTACTCCATTACCTGCAACTCAAATGATTGCACTAATGGGAAGTGAAAATCCAGAAAGTCAACAATTAGCAGCAGAAATGTTAGCAGAAGGTCAAACTAATTATTGGAAAGCACATTATAGAAAATATGGATATTTAAATGGCATAAGAGGATATAAAGGCGACACTCCGGCAAATGTAGATAATTACAATCGAAATATTGCTCCAACAGATTATGAATATCAAATGCTTAGAAATTTATCTTTAGGTGCAGATACTTCAAGTTTATTAGAATCTGACCCTGACTTTGCAAACTCAGTAATTTCAGAATCTTTAATTAATAAAATAATAAGTAATCCCGACAGTTTAACCCAAATTTTAGAAGATTTGAATTTACCTCAAATTCCAGAAGATGAAGAAATTGATTTTGATCAATTAAAAACAATGCTATCTGAAGCTGTTGTTAATTTAGAAGAAAATGAAAAAAATATATATTTACTGGAAGCAGGTGATGATTACAGAGAAATAGAAGCATTAAAATATTTATCTCCAAATGAAATAAAAGAAAACAAAAAATTTGATCTTTTATTTAAAGATGCAAGAAATGAAACAATAAAACAATTAGAAACAATAAGAAGACGAGAACTAGAATTTGACACATTAAAAAATCTTGGCGGATTAAAAGAAGTATTTAATTTAGGTGAGATATTAGCAGATAATTTATTGGGAGATGGACTTGGAATGGTCATGGCTTTTGGAGGAGATACAAGTATTAATGATTTAAAAAGTAATTGGGCAGATAAATTTCAAGATTTATCGGGTATTTCAAATAATGTTACATACAATTGGCAAAAATGGTTTGATGAAACTTTAACAACTAAATATGCAGAAGTAGAAGCAGATAGATTTATTGAATCAATTAGATCTCAAGCTTTTGCAAATACACTACAAGAAGAACAAGAGTTAGCAAAGCAACGCTTACAAGGTTCGACTTTTATTAATGAATACACAGGAAACATATCAGACGAAATGTTAAACAAAGTAAATGAAAAAATATTAGAAACTATTGAAACAATAGAACAAGAAAGAGGTGACAGGGAAGGTTTATTGGATGAAGAAGATGATGTTTTATTTTCTCAAGAATTTATTGATCGTTTAAAAGAAAATGCAATTTTAAATACTGAAGAAAATTTATCTACTTATTTTAGTTCAACAGAAGGAAGTGTAATTAAAGATTATATAGATAAACAAAAAACACCATTTCAATCAGTTAATATTGAAATTTTAAGTAAACTTAAAAACATAGGAAATTCATTGATTGATTACAATAAAGAATATCCTTATTACACTTATGGAACAACAAAAAGGTACTGGAAAGAACCAAATGCTATATGGCGTTATAACCAAGATGGTGTAACAAAACGACCACATCAAGCAATAGTTGATGTTAGTGGATTTGAAAGTGCAAATGAACTTATTAATTTTTTACAACAAATTATTGATCAACCATACGAAATAAAATTAAACACTAGAAAAGATATTTTAGGTATCGATAGTAAAGATGATTGGGCAAAACATTTATACAAAAGAAATTATCGTAACTTAACCAGTGATCAAAAAAAAGAAGTAGATAAAAGTTGGAATAGTGAACTACAAATTTCAAATACAGATGAAACATTACAACAAACAGCACAAACTTTATTAGATGTCATAACAGGAGAAAAAACATTGCCGTCTAATGTGCAAGACTTTGACAGTATGTTTGGTAGTTTAAAATTAAATAAAATTAATAGTGCTAATACCGCATTAATAGATTATAGAAATAATCCATCACTAAGAACAGAAGAAGATTTAAATAATTCAAATTTATTACCATTAAATTTTTATAAAAATATTAATCAAGAAATAGAAGACGAAGAAGGAAATACTTATGTTTTAAATAAATCAGGATATACAGATGAAGAAGAACAAGAATTATTTGATATTAAATCAACATTTGATGGTTTATACAATACTTTGTACTCACAAGCAAAAAAAGGATTAAAGCTTAAAGACAGTGAAGGAGAAGAAATAAAAATAGAATATGATTTTGCAAATGAATTTATTAATACATATTTAAAACCCAGATTTGATTATTCAAAATCAATGGAAGAGTTTGTTAGTTATATGGACGTTGAAGAAGGAGAAGAAAATATATTTCAAACGATTAACCGTTTAGAAGAAGTTAAAATTGCTGCTTTTGAGTCGGCAAAAGAACAATTTCAAAATATAATAGAAGGTAAATATGATAAAGATTTTAATTCAAATTATTATTTGAATCCATATGATCATTTATACGCGCCTGTAAATTTAAATACTGAAGAAGAAATAAAAGCATGGCAAGAAAACAGACAAATAGAAAATATAAATCAAAAGAATTTAATTCAAGAAGATTTAGAACGAGCAATTAATGATCCAACTGGTTTAGTTGATCCTGATAACCCTTCTTTGGGAACATGGGTAGAAAATCTTTATTATTATGGTTATATTAATAAACTAGATGATACGACAATTGAAAATGCTATTAACGATTTAGATACTTTTGCAAGATTGCATTATCAATTAATTGGATCAAAAGGAATTAATGTAACTGACGAAGATGGTAACACAAGATTAGTAATGCTTTCAGCTTCTGAAAATCCACAAAACATATCAGCTACAATTTTACGAAACACTATTGCAGATAAAGCAGCATCAATTCCAACTGTTTTTAGTGAGTTTGTTTCACCTGATGATGCAATTAAATATTTATTAGGAGGAGTAAATCCAGAAGATAATCCTGAAGTTTGGAAAGATTTATTACAAAGTTTTGGTCTAGGAAATGATACAACTTTTGAAGAATTATCAGACTATGCAGCAGAAGTATTGAGAACAGCAGAAGCTGCTGAAATTAGAGAAACGATTGAATTATTAAATAAAAAAGAATTAAAACCAACGCAAGCTCGCCTTGGTGCTACTTATATTGAAAGAGATGAAGATAACACAGTTAACGAAGAAGACTTTACTGCAATTTATAAACTATTCCAAGACACAGGCTACCAGGGGACACAAAAAGAATTTTTTGATACTTTCTTAGAAGGTGAAAGTTTGGAAGACATGCAAGTTTTAGATAAAATTATTCAAGGAAAAATACCTGAATTTGAAATTGATTTGTCTGATCCATTTACATCATTGACATCTTTAGAAAATATATTTGATGATCCAATCGAAGAACAAGAAGATATCACAACAGACGAAGATAATTTGTTCGATTTTAAACTTGACGAAGACGAAGAAGACCAAGAAAACGATATCGAAAGTACTTTAGGAAACCTAGGGAACTTGTTTACCTGGAAATAGTAGGTATAATGAAAAGAGTTTTTTGATCCCATGAAAAAAGGCGGTGGTTACGTTGTAGGTTCTCCTAAAAAAACAAAACAAGGAAATGGTCAACATTCAAAACCAAAACACAATAAAAAATTAAAAAGAGGACAAGGATAGTAAGATGTAATTTTTAAAATAAACGATAAAATAGTTATAGAAAAAATGTAGTATTTCATGGATCATATCGAACCTACTGAACTAGAACTGCCATTGGAATTCAAATTTGCAATGCGCAAAGCTGAATTACATGCAGTAGATATGACGTGGGATCAGTTATACCATACTTTATTAAATCTTTATCATCAAAGATTAGTAGAAATTACAGCAATAAAAGATATTATGGCCAGTGAGGGTGTCAATATTGAATTTGACATCCCCACTGAGCTTGAATTAGAAGAACTTACTCATATGACACAAGAAAATGAAACAGAAGATGATGAAGATGATACACAACTCATCTAATTTGAATCAGCTTATCTAAATACCATTTAGCTTTTCTTAGAGACTCAGCACCACCTTTTGTTTTTTCACGCCACATATATTTAGCAATATTACCTTTTAAAAATCCCATAAATTCTTCGGGAGTTAACTGCGCTTCAATAGCGTCAATACATTCCATTTTTTCAGATTGATAATGAAGCGGATTGTTTACATTAATATCTGCATCTAATTTAATAGCAATAGGTGTTTCCCAGGGGTGTTCCCAGCTCTTTTTAATATCGTTTATTGATACCGTTTCAAAGCTAACAGGTGGATAAGTTTGAGAAATTACATTTTCCCCTGGCGCTGCATCGCAAGCATTTGTTCCCGAACAGGCATAGCCACTAAAGGTATAGTAGTTAGCGTTCTGGGCATTGGCATTGCACCCATTAAAACGCCCTGTTCCATACTCGGAATTGTTCCAGTTACACCCGGACGGCTGTCTTTCATTGGACATTGGTTTCCCTCTAAAGTTAAATTAATACGTTCCCGCCCTTGTTCAGTAAGAGCTAAACCCGTATTGTATTGATCATAGAGCGGAACATCATTTTCTTCATTATCTAAAGGTTGTCCAAAGTCACGCATAGTTAAAGCTCTACGTGTTAACTCATTACCATTTGCATTTAAATATCCATCTAAAAATAAATCAGCTTTCATTTTACTAAGATGTCTGTCGTTTACAATATTAACATGGCAAAAACATATCAACCAAAACAAGCTTTTTCGGGTAGAGTAAGACAAACTTACGACCCTAGAATTGATTCAGGAACATCAGGGGCTGAATCATCAGATTTAAATCCTGAACAAGCATATGATGTTGACTTAAGAAGAGTTGGCGGAGAAGAAGAAGGCGTTGCAGCTAAATTTGGAAATTTAAGAGGAGAAAGAAAACAAAATAGTGTAGCTAAGTTTTTAAGGGCAGCAAGAGCAGCTGGAAGAAGATTAAAAAGTCAAGCTATAAAAGAACCTACAAGTGCAAATGAAGGAACATCATTTGGACCTGTAGGATCAACAGCGTATGCGCAAAAACCAGAAAGATCTAGTTTTGGTAATTTTTTCTTTTAAACTTTACAAGTAACTACTTCTTTTGCCTGGTCTTGGTATTTGCCTTGGCGATTGTGATAAGTAGTATCACATGGGTTACCTTTATAAAACAACAATTGAATTATGCCTTCATTTGCATAAATTCTATTAAACAAAGGAGTAGCATTACTAATTTCTAAAGTAAGATGGCCACACCAACCTGCCTCTGCTGGTGTGATATTAGCAATGATACCTGTTCGTGCATAAGAACTTTTGCCCATTGCAACAACAGTGACATTATCTGGCAATTCTAAACGTTCTTCTGCTACACCTAAACAATAACCATAAGGTGGAATTAAAAAATATTCTCCACGTTCATCCTTTAAAAGTTCTACAGGACGCAAAATATCTTGATTGAAATTTTTAGGATCTGTCTCACCAACATCAATGCGTCCAAAAACAAGGCATTGAGAAGGAGAAAGCCTAATATCATAACCATAAGAACCTAAACCATAACTTAAAATTTTTCTGCCACCTTCTTCTCTAACGATTTTAGGAGTAAAAGGATTAATCATATTTTGATTAATAGCTAAATCAGAAATTTCTTTATCGCACAAAAGAGTCATTGATCTGTTCTCGGTTTAATTACTTTAACCGGTTTAATATAAAATGCGACCTTTTTCAGAATAAATATCTAAAAAATTTTGAGTGGCTTCTCCAGAATTATGTTTAGGCTGTAAATAAACAACTAATGAAGTAGACGTTCTGTGTTTTGTAATTCCTTTACTGGAATTTTTAATTAATTCAGGAGCTGTTCTTAAAATACAAACAGGAAAATCAAAAATTTTTTGTTCATATCTGATAATATCTGTACAATTTGTAAAAAAAATTGCCTGCTCTACTTTACCTTTTAACCATGAGCGATATAATTTTTGAAACCAAACTGAGTGAGAAGAATTAATAACAGTTGCATTGCAACGAGTCATACGCCATTTGTCTTTCTTTTTATCAAAAAAATATGTACCACTTGGAGGAAATAAATAACATTTGCCATACCATTCTTGTTCATTTAAACCATCATCCTGAGGACTAAAAAATTCTTTAGCCTGAACGTATTCATTAGCAACAGCTGAACTGGCAACATCTAAATCAATATCACCCATTAAAGCATGAGCTGATTGAACCAGGTCAGGACTGGTAATCAGCTCTTGATCTTCACGACGATAGTCTTTAGTTATTCCCATCCTCGGCTTTGTTATAATCTATTTCAAAATATCTTATACCTTCATTATCATTTATCAAGTAACCTGCTTTTTCATCTGGTTTAATTTTTGCAGCAGCTTCTAAAATACGTCTAAAACTTTCAGCTAAATCTCCATTATTTTCTCGTTCACAACTTTCTTTGGCGTCATGAAGTTCTTTTAAGGTCCAATAAAACATACTTCGTTCAGAGCTTTGTGGTTGAAATACCATTACCCCTGGGCCTTCGTTTTTCCAAAATTTTATATAAATATGACCCATATCATTTAAGATAAAACGCACAGTTGTATCGATCATCTGTGCTTCAGTTGGATCGTGTTTATTTTTCAAAAGAGTTGATAATAACTTTTCTTGTCTGTTCATTGTTTAAAAGACCTTGTTTTTTTAATGATTCTAAAAGCTTTGGCAGCGGTTTGTAAACACACACTAGTTTACCTATAACTCCTCGTTTTTTTATTAATTGACCTTTTTCATTTTTTAATTTGTCAAATTCTTTAGATCTAATTAAATATTCAGCAACACAACGCAATCTTCTTTTTAAAGCCAATTCAGCTTGTGGAAATTTACCACAAATTGTATCCGGGGTCATATCAGAAAAAGCTAGTCTTAATTGATTCGTCAAAGACATAGAAGAACTGCAGTCTTCTTCTTCGTATTCAACTAGATTTTTTAAATATCTTTGAAGACACAAACTATCAAACGAACCTGAAGGCGGGAAAAAAACTGAAACTTGCTCAAATAAACTTGGAGGAAGCATCTCAAAACTATTCTCAATTGTTACTTTTGAGATATCGATATTTTTTAATAAATTAGACATTACAGGCGAACCGTATTTTGAGGTTGGTACATACGTTTTTCTCTTAAATCAACAATTTCAGTTGATTTATTTTTAGCAAAACTTCTAATTAATTCGTTCCAAGGAATACGAATAACTGGTTTTGAATTGAAATTAGGGCAAACATTAACGTAATGAATGCCTTCTACCCATCCTTTGTCTTTGTGTGTTTTAGCTTTGGCGATCCAGTTTCGGATTGTTTGGTCTGATATATTTAATCTTTTTGCACATTCTTCTGTAGAAATATATTCATCTGCATAAGCTTCTGGATTCATTCGATCTGTTTCATCCGTTTTATACCTAGAATGCCACATTGATCCAAGAATTGTTTTTATTCCTTTTAATTCGTAAACCATATCTTCTAAAAATTTGTCTGTCATGTTTTTTGTTTTCTTTTATGCTAGCCTTAAAAAAATTAATTTCAAACATGGACTCTCAAATTCCGCCTAGTAACACAACTAATAATTTAACAGCAGAACAAATGAATGAAATAAATGCGCAATTTTCTTTTGAGCTGGAAAAATTAAAAGAAGCAAGAGCAAGGTTGCAACAAAAACCATTGATGCAACAACCTTTACCATTACAGCAACCGTTTCAACAACCTTTGCAACAAGCGCCTGTTGCAAGTCAAGAACCCAGAATTCAATATGTAAGAAGAAATTTAACAGTAGCAGAAATAATTGTTGTATTTGCATTGTCTTGTGGGCTTGTAATTGGCATACAAAATTTTTGGAATTTTGCAACTAATTTACCAAAAATAGAGATAAAATGGGAAGCTAGGTAGATTTAGGTGGGATTATAATTGATATACAAAAAGTTGATTTAAAATAGTGGCCAACCGTAAAATTTCAGATTTACCTTTAATTCTTGGTACTGATTTAAACGGTAATGATTTATTTACCGTTGTCCGAACCGACGAAGTAGATCCTACTATTAAAAATAAAAAATTAGAAGTATCAGGATTTATAAGTTATTTAAACACATTATATTTTCCTGCAACTGGCGGTACTATTAATGGTAATTTAACTGTTACTGGTACGATTAGTGGTAATACTGTTACAGGTAAAACAGCTGAATTTACAACAGGTATTTTTAGTACTTTAGTTACCAGTGGTACAACACATAGTGGAAATTTAAATGTTAGCGGAACATTAACAGTAAGAGAAAGTGGTTATTTTCTGTCAGGCGTAGAAATAAAAGGTACTCTGTCTGGTGCAACAGTTACTGGTACAAACGCTCAATTTACCAATATTACGGGAGCAACAATTGTCGGTACAACAACTGTATCTGGAGCAACGGTAACTGGTACGAATGCACAGTTTACTAATATTACAGGTGAAAATGTAATCGGAACAACTAGTGTATCTGGTGCAATTGTAACAGGTGATACAGGTAAATTTACAACTATAACTGGCACTACTATAATTGGAACTACTACAGTATCTGGCGCAACAGTTACTGGTAATACGGGTAATTTTGATATTTTAAATGCAAATACTGCTTATTTTGTTACAGGGATCATAAAAGAAAGATTAACTGTAACTGGTGATGCTTATTTTGTTGAAGATATTTGGGTTACAGGATCAGGAATTTTTAATTCAGGGCTATATGTTACAGGTGAGTCATCTGTTATTTCAGGCATAACAATAACAGGTCAAACAGGTAATTTTGGCACACTTAATGTTACTGGTTTTAACGTACCTAATCTTACAGTCACAGGAACAATCAGCGGTGCAATTATTACCGGTGATGTTGGGCGATTCACAACTTTAACAGGAAGCACAATTGTTGGCACAACTAGTGTGTCGGGTGCAACGATAACTGGTACTGATGCACAGTTTACAAATATTACAGGTAGTACGATTGTTGGCACAACTAGTATATCCGGTGCAACTGTTACAGGTACTGATGCTCAGTTTACAAATATTACAGGTAGTACGATTGTTGGAACCACTACGGTATCCGGTGCAACTGTTACAGGCACAAATGCTCAATTTACCAATATTACAGGTGGCACAATAGTCGGCACAACTAGTGTATCGGGTGCAACCGTAACCGGTACTGATGCTCAGTTTACTAATATTACAGGTGGCACAATAGTTGGCACAACTAGTATTTCAGGTGCAACAGTTACTGGTACTAATGCTCAATTTACTAATATTACAGGTGGCACAATAGTTGGCACAACTAGTATTTCAGGTGCAACAGTTACTGGTACTAATGCTCAATTTACTAATATTACAGGCAGTACGATTGTTGGCACGACTACTGTGTCAGGAGCAACCGTAACCGGTACTGATGCTCAGTTTACTAATATTACAGGCAGTACGATTGTTGGCACGACTACTGTATCTGGAGCAACTGTAACTGGTACAAATGCACAGTTTACAAATATCACAGGAACAACAATTGTTGGCACGACTACTGTATCAGGTGCAACCGTAACTGGTAATACAGGTAATTTTGGCACACTTACTGTTACTGGTTTTAATGTACCTAATTTAACTGTTACTGGAACGATTAGCGGTGCAATTATTACAGGTGATTCGGGTAGATTTACAACATTAACAGGAAGCACAATAGTTGGTACAACTACTGTGTCAGGAGCAACCGTAACCGGTACAAATGCTCAGTTTACAAATATTACTGGTGGCACAGTAGTTGGTACAACTAGTATTTCAGGTGCGACTGTAACTGGTACAAATGCACAGTTTACTAATATTACCGGCAGTACAATTGTCGGTACCACTACTGTATCTGGAGCAACTGTAACTGGTACAAATGCACAGTTTACAAATATTACAGGTGGCACGGTAGTTGGTACAACCACTGTGTCGGGTACAACTGTTACAGGTGCTACTGGTAATTTTACTGCATTGAATAGTGCAGGCAGTACTTTAAAAGGTACTACGACTATTACAGGATTAAATGGTTTACAAGAATTTAAAGATAATTCAGATAGTGATACTACTGAAGTTAGATTCTATCAAGGAAATAGTGCAAACTATGTTGGCTTTAGAGCACCAGTAACATTAGATGGTAGTAACACCACATTTAGATTGCCTAGTGGTGACGGTTCATCTGGTAATTTATTAACTACTGATGGTGCTGGCAGGTTAACTTGGTCAGTTGCAAGTGCTGAACAAGTTTACTCAACAGGTATTAATTCAACAGCACTTCCAGGAGAAGGAACTGTTTATGTTGTTTTAAAAGCAAATTCAACAGGAAGCGGTCTTGCTTATTCAACTGGTTCTTTATATTATACTGCTGCATCAAATTATTTAAACGCAGTTGGTTTAAGTGGAACAACTATTACTGGTAATACAAGTAACTTCGGAACAGGTAATTTTGTATTAGCTAAAAGCACTACTGTTTCAGGTACAACTGTAACTGGTACATATGCACAGTTTACTAATATTACAGGTGGCACGGTAGTTGGTACAACCACTGTGTCTGGGACAACCGTAACTGGCGGTAGTGGTAATTTTAATAATGCAACTATTGGAACTAATTTAACTTCAAATGGAGGCAGCACCCTTAAAAAAACTACGACTATTACAGGATTGTTTGGTTTACTACAATTTAAAGATAATGCAGATGGTGATAGTACTGAAGTTAGATTTTACCAAGGAAACAGTGCAAACTATGTTGCATTTAGAGCACCAACAACATTAGATGGTAGTAATACTACATTTAGATTACCTAGTGGTGATAGCACATCTGGTGATGTGTTAACGACTGACGGTGCAGGTAAATTAAGTTTTACTACTATTTCTGCAGGAGGTTCTAGTTTAAGTGGTATTACTGAAACAGGAAGAACACAATATGGTGCAAATCAAAACACTGTTTCAGAAACTGGTACTGTTATTATTGGCACAGCAGCTGGTAAAATATCTAATTTTTTTGGTCGAACTGTAATTTCATCTGGTGTATTAATTGGCCAAAATGTATGTTCAGGCACAACTGGATTTGCCAGCAATGAAGGAAAAAATGTCATTATAGGTTGCGAAGCAGCAACAGAATTATATGAACCAGAGCGTACTGTTATTATTGGTTTTGAAGGTGGCAAAGGCGGTGCTAATACTTATAGAACATCAGATGATTGCGTTCTTATTGGTTATCAAGCAGGTAAAGATGCAAACATATTTGGTTATACCACAAGCACTGACAAAGCTATTGTTATTGGATCTAAAGCTTGTAACTTGCATGCAGGTATTGCAAATGGTATTTATATAGGATCAGAGGCATGTTCTGGATTTATAACAAGTCATACTAACAATACAGTTATAGGATGGAGGGGTTTACGCAAAGCAGGAAATGCTGCTTATAATGTTTTCATTGGTAGCAATGTTGCTGAATCTGGTGAATACTATACAAATACTGTTGCTATAGGTTATCAAGCTGCTGCATACAATGCATCTGGTACATCCGAAAATTCTGGTAATGTTTGGATAGGTTATCAATGTGGTAAGTATTTACTGAACGAAAATCAAAATAGTGTTGTTATTGGTGAAAAAGCAGCTACTACTGGATATGGTGTTAAAGATTCTGTTATTATAGGTAAAGATGCTATTGGCTTTGCAAATAATGTTTCTGGCATAATTGTTATTGGCTATAAAGCTGGCGGCAAACCTAACAATAGCGGCAAGCAAAATATATTTATAGGAAATCAAACAGCTTCAGGTCATCAAACTGGTGAATTTAATACTTATGTTGGACATGGTATTGCATCAGGTATGTTTGTTGGTAATAATCACAAGAATACTATACTGGGTTATGGAGCTGTTCCATTTTTAAATACGGCAACAGGCAATGTAATTATTGGTTATCAAGCATGCCTAACTAGTCGTCCTACCACTGGTTGTGTATATATTGGTGCTGACATTGCTCCTCTTAGTTATACTGGAATTGGTAATACTGTAGTAGGTCACCTAGCAGCTGCTGTGTTAGATGATGGAGCACATAATACAATTCTTGGAAAAGAAGCCGGTGGAGTAGCAACAGGTAATAATAATACAGTAATAGGATACCAAGCAGCGGCATCGACAACTAGTGTTAGTAATCAAATTACATTAGGTAATTCATCTATTACATCATTAAGATGTAATGTGACAAGCATTTCTTCTCTTTCTGATGAAAGAGATAAAACAAATATTACAGATCTTGAGCATGGTGTTAATTTTATTAAACGATTAAGACCTGTTAAGTTTGACTGGGCGCGTAGAGATGGTAGCTTTGAAGGCAAAAAAGATTATGGTTTTATTGCTCAAGAGTTACAAA